GGACCGTTGCCCGCCGCCGTAGCCGCGCTATCGCCAAGCGGCTACCGGGGGCAGAGGGTCGATGCCACCGAGGAACAGATCGCCGGCGCAGCTGGGCACCTTGCCAGCCACTATCGAAAGGCAGATAAGCCCGTCCCGGAAACCCTAACCACCTTAGCGGCACCGCACACCGTGCCCTGAGAGCGGAAAGGAGCCATCATGAACCTATCAGAAATGCGAGCAATCGTTCGAAGAGACCTCCACGACGAGGACGCCACTAACTATCGCTGGACAAACGACGAGCTCGACCGTCATATCGCCCACGCCGTCAGCCAGTTTTCCCAGGCACTGCCCGCGGAGGACACGGCAGACATCGCAACCACCGCCGGCAGCCGTGAGGTTGACGTCTCCCAGCTTTCCAACAGAGTGATGATCGAGGCCGCGGAGTATCCCATCGGCACCTATCCACCGACGTATCAGCGCTTCGCTCTCTGGCAAGATACCCTCACCATCCTCTCAGATATCGTCCCAGACGGCAGCGATGCGCGGATCTACTACGGCAAGCTCCATACCCTGGACGCCTCCAGTTCCACCATACCCACGCAGCACGAAGACCTGATCGCGCTGGGAGCAGCGGCCTACGCCCTGCTGGAGTGGGCCAACTACGCCATCAATCGAGTCAATGTTGGTGGAGCTGACACCGACGGAGCATACCAAGAGCAAGGCAGCCAGCTACTGGATCGATTTCGCAAGGAACTTAGGCGCCTGGGGCGCACCAATAGGGTCAGAGTAAGACAACTCTATACTCCCGCCACAACGCCGGTCTCCAAATCAATCGTTACTGGCCCGTAGGGGCGAGGTTTGCCTCGCCCTGGAAGGGCTGACAGAGGAGAGCAAACTACATGACAAGAGCCAGAACCGGGGAAGATCGCTGGGCAGCCATCGAGCGCCAGGTCGAGGAGCTGCTGCACCAGCCGATATCACCAGAGGAGAAGCTGAAGGAAGTCGAGAGGCTCGCCGCCATCCACCGAAAGGCGGGAAAGCCTTTGCCCAACCAGCTCGCCATCCTGGTCCAATGATCGAACGACTATACCGGGCCCTGTGGTCGAGAATGGGAGGCCGTCCCTGGACATACATCATCCGAGACAGCGAGCGCAACCATCCCCTTGTATGGCTGCTCATAGCCCAAGCGATCGGCATTATTCTAGGCCACGTCTTCTGGTAAGGAGGTAGGGACCCCGACATGTCGGGGCCCAAAAGCTCTAGATGAGGACACTGTCATCCACCCTAACCGCAGCGCAGAAGTCCACCTCAGCCCGCCCACATCCGAAGGTCGAGGTCTTTGAGAAGATAGGCGGCATCACCCGCCTATCCTGGACTCGCCTCTATGAAGGCAGCGAGGACGACTACTTCCACGCTGTCTGTATGCCAGGCGACGGCTCCCTGTTAAGGTTGCGCGTCGCATCCGGAACAAACGCCCTCTATTACGAGCGAGTCACCAACCCCGACAGTGGCTCGACCTATAGCGCCTGGATACCTCTAGGCGTCGACGCCTACGCCGTTGCTCTGTGTGCCTACAGCGCCAACGTGTGGGCGTTCCGCATCGATGCCACCGACGGCCATCTTTACATGAACTGCAGCGCCGACAACGGCGCATCGTTCACAGGCTGGCAAGACATGGGCGATATCTCAGGCGATACAACGTTCAGACTTGCAGCATGCGCTAAGAGCGCCACCGAGGCCATCATCCTCTACTCGGATGGTGTCGACATCTATCGCCGCCGTTACGACTCCACCGCCGCCCCCTCTTGGGTATCCCCCACAGGCCATAATGACCCGGATGGCGAATGGATTGATGAAGCGCAAACCTACGATGATAACACAGGTACGTTTGGCTATGATGCAAATGTGGCAAAAAACACGTGGTCTTCCTTCATTGAGTTTACTCATGCTTCATTGCTTTGCTCTAAGGTTCGTTATTATGCCTCTAACATTGGAGCTGGGGCGCAGATCGATATAGATGTTTATTATGGCGGGGCATGGCATGATGTCTATGAGGGCGACGCCGCACAGGATGCGTACACAGAGCACGCTGTAACACCGAGCCAAACGGTAACCAAGGCCAGGGTTCGGCTGAAGCCAGTTGACGCATTACGGCATGTGCGGCTTCACGATTTTGATTTTGAGCAGGACAATACCTGGGAAGCAGCGACTGCCTGGACAAACTCGATGAACTCAATCACCGGCCTCGCAGTCACCTACATGGGCGACTGGAACATCGTACTCACAGGCACACAAGCCACTACCCTGAAGCCCATCGTCTGTACCTGCGTCCTGGGGGATGGCTACTGCGCAGCCGTGGGGAACTGGTCATCGTTAAGAGAACTCATGATCGCAGAGTCAGACAGCGATATCGCCTTTAAGTTTCCCACCCTTGGTATGCCCGACGTCTTCAGAGCCTTCTTCGTCGAGGCCTACTCTGGCAGCGAGTCCTACAGCCGCCCTTACTGGACACACAGCCTGGCAACCGCCGACTTCATCGGCAACCTGTGGCGTGAGCCCGTCCCCTTCAACCTATCCAGCGACTACGGCTTGGCCATCTGCCATAAGAGCCCCCACGTCTGGCTAACACGGCCTGATGGCGTGTGGCGTGCCTCCTACTCCGCCGTCTTCGTCGACGTCTCCGACGACGTACTCCAAATAACAACCAACACCCAGGAGCATCTAGGCACCCTCACCCTTGTCCTACGCAACGATGATGGGCGTTTTGCCCCGATACATCGGGGCCAGTCAGGTGATACCTACGAAGCAATAAAGCTTGGCTCAGAGATTAGATTCTCACCAGGGTATCACACGACGGCGGAATCATCGCCTGAGCACTCAACAGGGCTTGCTCACTGGATAACGGGCTGGGAATACACATCATACGGTGGTCATGCCGAGTTCATTGTTCATGCTGTGGATGGTTGGGGATTGCTTGAAGAGTGGAAGGCTAGGCGACAATTCTCATGGGCATCTGGGGATAGAAACATATTCCAACTGCTAAACTTCATCTTTGCCCGGGCGGGACTCGAGTTCTCATCCTTCAGCAGCAGTTCGGCGATTACAGCCCAGTATCCAACATTTGCAATCTACCCCAGAGAAAGCGGCAAGACGGCAGTGCTTAGGCTTCTGGCAATGGTTGAGGATGTCTTATTCTTCAGGGGGCATTACGGCTATCTTAAACATCCGCAAACCTCAGATAGCACGGATTATACGTATGGCACAGATCATGTAATCCAGGAAGCGGTCTACAGGCAGTATGTGAAGCAGGTCAATAGAGCGCAGGCCTTCGGAGATAGCGTATTTACCGAGGACTGGGACTGGGATGAGGTTGAGTTGGTCTTGGACAAACTTGCCCAAGCGCATGACATTAACCTTGATACGACAACTAAGGCTCATCAAAGAGGCGATGCCATGCTGAGGGAGGCGGCTATCAGAGCCATCTCAGGGTATATCATAGTGCCGCTAAACTGCGGCCAGGAGTTATATGACGTGGTCGAAATCACAGATTCACGTGCGGGGCTAAGCGAAGGATTCTAGGTCTTAACCACCATTATGTGCCAGCTAAAGGCATCTACTCCTTAACTGCCGTTCTAGGGAGGGTGTAATGATTCGAAAGGGCATACTCAAAGCCTTCGACAGCAACACTTACAAAGCAAGTGTCCAGGTCATTGGTAGTCTAAGCGTGTGGCTTGATAATGTAGCAGTATCTGCTGCAATTAATAGTGCTGATCTGGTTGTTGGTCGCTCAGTAGTGCTTCTATCGCTTGATCCAGGCAATCCGGATGACTGCATTTTGGTGGGGCTCTGGGGTGTGCCCCAAGAGCCGCCAGCTCCAGGCGCGCATGAGAATACCCACACTGATGGTGCCTGCGACGAAATAGACTCGGCCCTTGATCCTAGAGCTTATCCTATGTTGGCTGGCACACTCGCTGCTAGACCAGCCGCTGGCGTTGAGGGAAGGTTCTATTGGACCACGGATGAGCATATTCTTTATCGGGATAATGGGACAAGTTGGGTGAAGGTGGCGGTAGCAGACCATACGGACTTGGATGGCACTGGCGCGAATGATCACCACAATCAGGTTCACGACCTGGCTGGTGAAGATCATAGCGCCGATAGTTACGCCAATCTCAATTCAAAAGTCTCTGACGCCACACTTGAAAAGCAGGAAAACAGAGGACAGGCGAGCGGCTACTGTGATCTTGACGCAAGCGCCCTAGTTCCTCTTGCTCGAATCCCGGCGACGCTTACGGGGAAGGATGCTGATACGGTTGACGGCGACCACAAGACCGATCTTGAGTCCACGATGGACTCTAAAATTTCTACCCACGCAGCGGTCGCTGGCGCTCACCATCCAGCCATTCACGGGCTTGGTGGTGGCTATCATACCGGCGCTACATTTGCTGAGCTAAATTCCAAGGTCAGCGATGCCACGCTTCTCAAGCAGGGCGATACTCTGACAGGCAATTTGGGGGCGAACCCTGGTGTTAGTGTCGACGGCGTGGATATATCAGCCCATGCCGCTGACGCTTCTGCCCACCACGCCAAAACAGGTGATAACGAGGTCTGTGGCCTGATCCTCTGCGATATTGTGGCTAATCGCCCGGCGGCAGGTACAGCCAATAGGTTCTTCTGGGCCACCGACGAACACATACTCTATAGGGATACCGGATCAGCTTGGGTCAAAGCTGCTGTCGCCGACCACGCCGACTTGGACGGCATAGGGGCGTCAGACCACCATGCCAAGTATACTGATGCTGAGGCCAAGGCCGCCTGCGTATCCGATACCCCTTATGATGGAACAGGTTGGAATGGCGTGACAGATGTAGCTCCATCGAAGAACGCTGTACGCGACGAGCTTGAAGGCCATTATGCCGCCGCTGACCCCCACAGCGGCTACGTGCTTGAGAGCCTATTCGATGCCAAGGGGGACATAATCGTTGCCACCGCCGACAATATGCCCACAAGACTGGCTGTTGGCACTGATGGACAGGTGCTTACGGCGGACTCGACTCAGGCCAGCGGCACAAAGTGGGCGACATCCTCCGCTGGTGCGGACAACAATGCAAGAATACTAGCTTTCATGGGGGTTTAGATGATAACACTTGAAGCTGCTGACTTAATTGAGGGCGATGCCTCTGCTGCTAACGTGGTGGACTATACCATCAACGGGGCGCAGATAGACTCGTCTAGAAATACGGACGTCAAGGCCCTTGCCGATGGGCAGCTTGCGG